CTGTTTTTATTTCATTCCATTTATTTTCAACTAACATTTTTATAATACTTACAATTGTGCCTATTACAGTTTTTATTCCATTCCATATTGCAGTTACTACTGTTTTTATTGTAGTTGATATAACAGTTACAGTTGTTTTTATCTCGTTCCATTTATTTTGAATTAATGTTTTAATAAAATTAATAATTGGTGCTAAAGCTTCTTTTAACTCATTCCATTTACTTACTACCCAATTCTTTAGTTCGGTAGCTTTTGCACAAACTGTATCCCAGTTTTTATACAATGCAACTCCTATGGCTATAAGTGCTCCTATTACGCCTATAACTATTAGAACTGGGGCGCTTAAGGCTGTAAATGCTCCTGATACAACTCCTATAACAGTACTTATACCAGTAAATGCTAATTTTACCGTTGTTACTACAACTATTATAGTTCCGATAATTCCTATTAAAGTTGTTATAGCTGCTACTACCATTGTTACGCCTGATACTAATTGAGGATGTTCCTTTATAAATTCTTGGAACTTTTGAATTACTGGTTGTATAGCATCTGCAATTTGTTTTATAGCTGGTGCTAATGCTTCTGCAAAAGCCGATTTAATTCCATTAATTGCTGAATTTAAAGGTGCTAATGCTGAACCTAATTCTGCTTGTGCCTTTTGTGATTCCCATAAAGATTTATTATAATCAATCATGGATTTATTAGCTTTATCATACGTTTCTTTACTTTTTCCGTATGCTTGATTTAAGGTATCTGTTATAAGTTTATTTTTTTCAGATACAGTTTTACACGCTTCTAGTTTTTTATTAAAACTATCTTCACTTATTCCAGCCCAGTTCAAAGCATCTGCTAAGTTTCCTGTAACTTTACTTACTTGTGCTGTTTCAGTAATCGATTCGGTTAGTGACTCAATAGGGATACTATCTCCATATGCACTCCATACCGCTAGGGAAGCATTAATAGTTTTATCTAATTCACTTTGAGATAGCCCCATCTTTTGTAAATTGGAAACAACATTGACTGCCATCATATCATCACCAGTATATCCATATACTTGTCCAGCATTTTTATTAGCATCTTTCTGTTTATATCCATTTTGTTTAGTTGATCCTTGCAATTTACTTTGTAGAGAATTAAATTCTTTAGTAGCTTCTGTTAATTCCATTAAGTTTTTAACTACATCAATAATTTTTCCTCCAAATTCCATCATCTTTTGTCCAGCTTCCATAACTCCTAGAGAGTTTATCCCTCTTGCAGCTTCATTTGCAGCACTATTGGTATCTTGTAATGATCCATTAGTATCTTTTATTGTGCTTGTTAAATCACTCATTGAATTAGCAGTATCTCCAGTCGCCTTTTGTACATCTTTCATAGCACTATTTACATCACTAGATGTTTTATTCAAGTCTTTCATTTCATTTTGAATTTCATTAAGAGGTTTACTGATTTCATCTTTTAATTTTATTACCGCTTCTAAAGTTTTATCTGCCATATTCTCACCTCCTTTTATTTAATATTTATAGTAGGAAAAATATTTTTATTTTTTGAGATTTTATAAAATTCCTCTGACTCTTTTCTTATAAAGCTTTTTATTACAGTCTTTTCTCCAAATTTCATATTATAATATTGAGACGGCATTATATTTTTATATTTAAACAGATAGTACATTGTTGCTATTTCACTATCTGTTTCAATTAGTTTTTTATTTCTTCATCTACTTTTTCTATTTTCTTTAAGTCTGATAAATTATTTATTGCATTTACTAAGTCCTCTACTTCTCCTTTAAGAAGCAATTTATTTATAAGTTCTTTTGGAGTAGCACAATCAAAATGTTCTCTAAGTGCCTTATCCTTGAATATTGGACAACCTTCCATTATAGTTAATACTTTTGTTTTATATACATCTATGTCTGATACGTTTCCATCTTCAATTTTTATAGCTTTCTGTTGTATTTCTGTGGCTTTTTCTGCATTTATAGCTTGTATTTCAAATTCTAGTTCTTCACCTATTTTTTTTACATACATTTTATGTATAGCAGTTGGTGTTTCTAATGTCCCTGCGTCTATTTTCATTAATTTATCTATTATATTCATTTGATTTCCTCCTAAAATAAAAATAGGCTTTAGTTAGAAACACCAAAGCCTTTATGATATTATTTTTTATATTAAATCTATAAATTTATATTTTGTAAAAGTGAATGGGCATTCCACTTCTCCTAATGATTTAACTTCAAAATCAAATAAAGTTAAATCATCAAAAGATACTCCTGATATACTTATTCTTTCACTTCCTCCATTACCTGGGTCAGCTAATTTTCCAACTATTGTTACATCTGGTTCTAGACCATCTTTCATAAAATTAGCTAACAATTTTATCATTCTAGAGTTTGTTTTCTTAAGTGTCATAGAGCCAGTTCCACTATATCCTGTTATTTTATGTTGAGTCATCATTTCACCGCAGATATCTATATCTTCTTTGTCAAATTCTATTTTAGCTTGGAAAGCCGATATTTCATCAACTAATGCATCGTTTATCCAAACTTCAGCCCAAGTACCATTTATTACTTTGTTAGCTTTCAACTAAAAACACCTCCTATATAAAATAAAAAGAACTTAATAAAAATTAAGTCCTTAAAAATTGTTTATAAATCATATATTCCATCTTCAAGTCTTTTTATTGCAGTTTTTATTGTTTTAAAATCTACTTTCATTCTATTAGCTTCTCTATTGATAGATGAACCATTTTTTATATTGTTAACTATTTCTATAGCTTCTTCTTTATTGATTTTCCATTCATCTTTTCTTTTTCTTTGTGCAAAAGATCTTCTCTCTGTATTTGTAGCATAGAATAGTGGATCGGTTTTAGACTTTTCATATATTTCATCTAATGTTATTTTATCTCTATATAACATATTGGCAAATCTTCTAACAGAAATTCCTAAGTATTTTGCTACATTTTTAGTGCCTTTAATTCCGTGAAATTGTAATATATCTCTTTTATTATTGGCTTGAGTATATATATCTACCCATCTACAATTAGAAGGTTCATAATCACCATTATTATCTATCCTATCTATACTTAAATTATCTGTATATCCATTTTCTAATGACCATTTATACATATGTTGTATAGAATTAAATTTAAATTTAATTCCTCTTGCTCCGTAATCTTTATATGAAGTATTTTTAGGATTTTCGCATCTAGCTTTTGCACCTTTACATATTCCATAAAGTCTTCTGTTTTTAGCCCACATTCCATGTTTTGTAACTAATTGTTGTTGTGATTTTTTTGCACATTCATCACAATAAGGGCCGCCATTTTTAGATGTTTTAACACTTGATGTAAGACTTGATTTGGTTCTATATACTATGTTTCCACAATCGCATTTACATTTATAAACAACATAAGAATTTTTTCTTTTGTCAGTCGATTCTATAATTGTTAAGTGTCCATATCTTTCTTCCATAAAAAACACCTCCATAATATCTTTATTTATATTATAGACATTTTATGGAGATATTATACAAATACTCTATTTTATTTACTCAATGGCATCAGATGAAGCAGCGAATGCTAATACTTTCTATCGCATCAAGAATTTTACATTCTACTGCTATAAACACTTGATCTCCTGTATTTGCTTCTCTTATCTGTTGATCGCTCATAGTAGATATACTAACTCCATTTGATTTTAAGTATTTCTTTTGTTCTTCCATGTCTATATCAACTGTTACTGTATTTTTTTCAACTAGTCCATCATTAATCAATCCATCAAAATAACCATGGATAGCTGTAATTAGTAATATTTTATTATCATAACTGTTACTTAATTTTCCAATATATGCATCTCTTGCAGTTTTTCTTATATCATTTGCTATTAAGTCCATTATGTCAACAGTCTTAATTTTTTGAAATAAATCACCTTTACTTTGTATATCTGTTACAGTTGTATCAGATACAGTAGTTAAGCTGTTTACTCCTCTTGCCACTTTTATTCTTCCTGATTCCTTATAAAGAATAAATTCGCCTTTCCCTACTTTTTCAGTTGTTTCAGTTCTTGATTCATAAGGTATCAAATCAACTTCTGGTACAGAAGTATAAGTGGTTGACATTCTTAAATCTGTTCCAGCTATTAATCCTGCAACTCTTGCAGTAAATTCAGCAGCAGTATAAGTTTTTTCTCCTACAACTACTCCACTTTGAGTTACATTTATTATTCCTTCATAATCAGCTGTTTCATTAGCTAATACTGCCTTAACCATATTCCCTAAATTTCTTTGAGATTTAACCCATGTTACTATTGCTGTTTTATCTTCATCTACAGCTGATGGGTAGCATAAATAGTCAAATTGTGTATTTTCAAAATGACTTAAAGCATTCTGCAAAGTTAATTCTCCACTTATAATGTATAGTTCTAATCTTAGTGGTGCACTTGTATTTCCTATTAAAGCATTCGTTATAAGTTGCTTATTATTATCTGTAACATCACTAGGTATATCAGTTACATCAACTATAGTTGCAGGAGATATAGCTTTTTCTTCCTTTATTATCATCGCAACTATACCTCTGGATCCTCTGCTTATAGCAGTAATACCTTCTTGTATAAATTTAATACTTATACTTGGTAATCCTAAAGCCATTTATTTCACTCTCCTTTTAATTCTCTAATAATTTTGAAATATCTACAATAGCTTTGTCCACTATTGGCAAAGTAGGATCATCAGCTTCTATTGTTATATTTCTTAATTCATTAAGTTGTAAATGTAATTCTTTCATTAATTCATATTCTGTTGGTTCGCTATCCGGATTATCCAACGGACCAGTATATTGTGAATATTTAATATCATCAAAATCAAGATGTATCATGAAATCAAGTATTCTGCCTACTTCATCTGAATATATATTGCTTTCTATATCATCTACTGTCAGATAAGTATCATCTACAAATAAAGTCCTTCCAAATATTTTTTCAAGTCTATCACTGGCATCATATATATTTGTTATACTTTCTCCTGCTTGTTGTAGATACTTTATTGATACTGATATAGTTCTTAGGTTAGATATTCTAGTTATAGCTGAACTTGAAATAGGCAATATTTGTACAAAAAAACAAGACTTATCAAAGCCTTGCGTATTGTCATCTTCTATATATACATCTTGCGGAAAATTTTCTGCTACTGCTTTCGTAGTAGCGAATAATATACTTTTTAGAGGTATCATTTAATCACCTCCTATGATTCGCCGTTATCTATATGGTCATTTATATCTCCGTATAAAAGAAGATTAATAATTTTATCTATCATTCTATTTCTGCTTAATTCCCATTGTTTATTTTCTTCATTATAAGGAAATTTATCATCTAGGCTGCCATAATTAATCCATGTCTTACCATCATTTAAAAAATATCCGTATTTTTCACCTTCAAGCCATTTAATTAGTTTATCTTTTTCTATTAGATTATTCATTTATTCACCTCCTATTTGAAGCCATATTTTTTAAATAGCTTTTCCAAATCTTCTATAAATTTTTTTTCAGTTTTTTCAAAGGCTTTTTTCAACATATAAGCTCCTTCAGCTACTCCTTTAACTTTTCCATCTCTCCCTACAATTCTATGTCCATATTCAACATATACATTTGTTATTATCTATAGGCTTTTTATCCTATACTCTGGAGGTTTCCCTCATTTTCATCAGTTGGTCTATTCCAACCCAGCTTGGCGTACATTTTCAATCCAATAAAAAAGCAACCCTTATTGGATTGCTCGGCACTCTTGGTAAGATTATATTTATTCACTTACTACGCTCTACGCTGGATACTAACCTTTCGCAATCTAGTATCTTAGCACGATGTTAGCATATATAATTATACTTAGCCTTCTTCGTATTTGCCGAGTTTTACATGGGCTATATGCTTAACCCATATTCTGTGTTATTATATAATCGAATATATAAATCTCCTTTTTTATATTTTAATTGCCAACTTCTTCTTAATTGTCCTGTATCAACTGGAGTCTTCATCTTAGTTTTTGTAAATAAAGAAACTCCATGTTTTTTAATTAAATTTTCTAAATCTCCATAAAAATTATTTTGGATATTATTTATATCTTTTAAAAAGTTATCTATTCCTTTTATTTCAAAGTTGTAACCACTCATTATACTCTCACCTTCTTAGTGACTGGAGTTTCTATATGAGATTTATATGGATAAGGTTCGCCGGCCTCAAATTCTTCTGTTCTTCCATTGTAAGTTATAACTAACTTATCTCCAACTTGTATATCTACTGTTGGTCTGCAAAATAATTTATAAGCTGCTGAAATATAGGCTGTTCCTGTTTCGCCTGTTACTGTTGTTTCACTCCCTTTGTCTAATGAACATTTGAGATCAGAATATTTTAATATTTCTTGCATAGTTGTAATCCCAGTATTAGGGTTTTTAACTTTTTCTTTTCTATATATATCCATGCTATCAAAATACAGAGTTGCTATTATATCCGCTTCACTTGCCATAATAACACCTCCTAAAATCTTAATTTTCTATACTTATTAAGTATCTTCATTTCTTCGTCTGTTAATTCTGGGGATGTTTTTGTACTGGAATTGCTTATGCTTTCTGATGATACACTATCATAGTTGTATTCTATTCTTACACTACCTCTTGTAATAGATTTTATAGCTCCTTGATTAGCTGGAGTAGAAGTTCCTGAGCCATCTATGTCTTCCCCTAGAGAAATTAGTTTATATGCTATTATATTAGCTACCTTGTCTTCTATAAATTCATTTATAGCATCTTGATCTATCCGTGGAAGAACTAAAAAATCTTCTATATTACAATATCCTTTTACTCTTTTAGTAACTTTTTTTATATACAATTCTATTAATGAGTCATAATCATTTTTAGTAATATTTAATAAAGCTTTTATATTTTCAAGCATAATTTCACCTACAATAAAAAAGAGAGGACATTAATCCTCTCCCTTTTTAGCTTTTTTCTTTTTTAATTTAGTATCTTCAATTAGTTCATATCCTCTTGATAACAAGACTTCTACTTGCTGTTTTGTTTCAACTATTCTATGAACATTGTCTTTTTTAAGCTCATACATTTAAATCACCTTTATTTTAACTAGATTTAGCATCTTTTATATTAGCAAATACTAAGTTTTTCTTGTTATCTAACACCCATAATTCATGATATCTTCTATAATCCATCACCCAAGCGTTTGCATTTTGGTTTGTATCTGGGTCAAATATTCTCATTTTATCTTGTTTTGTTACTGCTATTGGTACTTCTCTTGGAACTATTATAAAATTAACATCTAATGCTTTTGCTGCTTTTGCATATCCTCCTGCTGTTTGAGTTGAAGTAGTTCCATCATTTAAAGTTATTGCTGAGTACATTCTGTTAGCTGGAGTTTTTATTATTGCGCATCCGTCTACTGCTGGAACTTGAGTGTTTATGCCACCTTGTGAGAAAGTTACTGCCGCTAGCTTTCCTGCCATAGCTAATTCTAATTCTGTAACTGTATCATAGTTAGCATGTATTACTAATTCTCCTTGATATCCATTTTCTCTTATTACTTTTATACCAGCTTTTATTTTAGTTAGTACTGTATCTTTTGCTGGAGTATATCCATATTCAACATTTGTGTCATTAGCTACACCTATTGCTGTAGTAGCTAATTTAGACAATCTATATGCATCAACCTCTGGCACTACTTTTTCAGTTTGAAATACATTCATTACGTTTGTAGCAGTTGCAACAAAGTTAGTTTCATCTACATCCATTGCATCTAATTGAAATTTACGTCCTCTGTCTTGACTCATAGTATATGTTTTATAAGATAATGTTACTGCTCCTTGAACATATCCTGCTCCAGCATCGCTTCTGTTATAATCAGCTAAACCATCAACTGACATTTGAGGTATTTTGACTTCATTACCTCCAACATATTTAACTTGCCCTGCATTTGAGTCCATCCATCCTGTTAATAAAGTGTGTATTGCTTTTTGATCTAAAGCTTGTTGTAATATTTGTGCATAAGCTAATGTATTTATAGCTGTCATGTTTATCCTCTCCTTTTAAATTTAATTTATAGCCCCAAAATAGAATTGACTTGGGACAACATTGAATCTACATCTCCTGTATTAGTTCCCTTAGGTGTATATTGATACGTTTGTATATTTGAATTATTTTTAGGTGGTTCAGTCATTTTGAATGCTCCTTCATCACTCTTTTTAAGTTCTTCTATGAATTTAGAAGCATCTTCACTAAATTTACCATCTTTTAATTCAAATTTCTTTTCTTTAAATTTGCTAAGTATAGCTTCTTTAGCAAAGTTACTTGTAAAATCAATCTTGTTATCATTGAAATAATTATTTATAGCTTCTGTGTATTCTCTATCACTTTGAGCTTGTTTTAAGCTCTCTAGTTCTTTTGAATATTCCTCTGCCTTTTCAGCTTTCTTTTGCATTTCTTTGAATTCTTTTTCTTTATCAGCATATTTTTGTTTCAATTCTTCTTCTTTTTTAGATATAGCATCTTGTATAGCTTTTTCTGAATCAACAGTTTTAGCTTTAAGTTCTTTTATCTCAGAAGCGTAATCTTCTATTTCAGATTTATATCTTTCGATATCCTTGCCATGTTCGCTCATGATTTTATCTATAACTTCACTATCTATTCCTAACTCTTTTAAAAAAAATCTTTTCATTTTAATACCTCCATAATTTACGTTTTTTACGACTTTTACATGTCGAATTATTTTAGTAGTATTTACTTCTTTTACGTCTAGCAAATACTAAAAAAGACAATAAAAAATATAACCCGAAGGCTATCCCATTAGAGTTGTATCTATTTCTACATTTTCTATTTCTGCTCTTTCTATTAAATATGATTGATATAATCTCATAGCTTTTAATTGTCCATTTAATAAATCATAACTACAATTAGGTTCAAATGGTAATTCACCTAATTTATATTTAGACACCATGTTATCTAATTTACATATTCTAATTTTTAATTGATAAAATTCCGCTTTAAATCTTTCATTGTAATCAGCACTATTCATCATTTCTATTGTATCTTGTAATTTCATATTTCCTCCTAATCAATATATTTTTTCTTCCATTCATTAAATGTCATATTGCTTGGTATCTCAATTCTTTTTCCATTCTTATCTCTTGCAAATCTTGTGCTATTTTCATCATCTTCATCTTCATAGTACAATAAAGAAGTGCATCTACACGAAGGATGCAGCGGGCTGCAATTTTTACCAGGTATCATATCTTTTACATTGAATATTTTTAAATCTAAATTACCACAAACTTTACAAGTTCTTTCATCTGGAGTAGCAAGAAATTGATATTTTTCAACTTTTAAATCTTCATAAGTAATTTTATTAGCTTGTTCCATAACATAACTATGCTCTGTCTGTACTAATCTGACTGCATTTTTATAGCTTGCATTCATTCTAGTAGCAACTCTTTGTGATACTTTTTTACTACTCTCTCCTCTGATTAACATCTGTGTTATTTCTTCTTTGATTGTTTTACTTAGCTGTTGTTTATTATTCCATATTCTGCCCGAATAATTGTTGCCACTCCACTCATAACTCAAAACTCTTTCAATAGTTTTATTATCTATTCCGCTGAAGTTTGCTAAAAATCCTTTTTCTTTACTTATGTTATATACATTTTTATAATAATCATCTTTAAGAGTTTGTGTTAAGAGCTTCTTAGTGCCTTTTTCAGCTTCTATATTTAGTTTATTGAGTTGTTTATCAATCTCATACTGTAAAGCCTCTAGCCTTGTTATCCTACTTTTCATAGCTAAAGTATTAAGCTCTAATAATAGCTCCGGATTATCTTCAATCATTTCAAGATATCCTTTTATATCAGTTCTCCATATTTTAAACTCATTTCCTGTTAAATATTTAGTTGCTTCTGCATAAGTTAATTGATTATCTTTTGCATATTTTTCAAATAGATTATTAATTTCTTTTTCTATTTCTTTATTTGCTAGTTTATAATGATGTTCTAATTCTTTAGCTAATTTAGTACAATCCTTAATGCCTATGTTTAACTTTTCCTCTTCACGTTTAGTTCAGTAATCTTTGTTATTCACTTTTTCACCTCCAAAAAGCCCTATATTTAGGGCTTAATTTCCTTTTGTATATTTTGATATAATCATTTGTGCCATTCTAGTACTTAATGCTTTATTTCCTCCTACTCTACTTTTAAAAATAAATGCATTATCTGGTCTTTCTTTTGTATATTCAAGCAATTCTTCTTTATTTACTAAATCAATATTTAAAATATCTCTCTTTTTTAGTCTTACTATTCGTGAAATACTTAATGAAGAATTTGCATAAGTTTCAATAAGTAATCTATTTCTTTCCTCTTGAGGGTAAGATGTGATTTCTCTTGATTCTTTTATTGCCGTTTTACCTTCTTTTTTATGTATTTTCTTATGGCACTCATTACACAAAGTATATGTTCTTACTTCTTTAAAGTGATAACCTAAACATAAGTATTCATATTTTTTTATTTCTTCTTCCGTTAATTCTTCTTTGTTTTCTGGTACATTGTAAATATACATAAATCGTCTAAAAGCATCTATATGATGAACTTCTAAATTATTTGTTGACCCACATTCTTCACATTTTTCTTTTAATACAATAGGTCTCCAATAATGACTAAGCATACCTCTTAAATGTTTTCTCATATTAATCCCCCTTATTTTTAAAATGGAACTTCGGGTATATCATCATTATTAATACCTGTGAGTGGATGCCATCTGCAATTTTTCAGTTCTTCATATCTAAATACTTCTTCGTGGTATATTTCCTTTATTTCACTTGTTAATTTATCTTCAATAATATCATAATACACATAAATCCCTCTAAGAATTTTTAAAATATTATTCCAGCATATTCGTTCCTTTTCATCATCTGTATTAGCATAATATAAATCGTATAATTTACCATTCATACTATTTATCATACTTCCACACCATCTAAGGATATCTAAATTTTCATTTAAATAATAATATTTCATAATATATCACCTCAATATAATTAATTTTCTAATTATATTGTATCATACTTTGTCATACTTTTCAATATAATATATAACTTTATATAAATAAAATCATATGCTATAATACTTATATAAGGAGTTGATACTATGAAAAAGAAAATTGCTATTACTCTTGATGAGGAAGTTTTAGAAAAACTTAAAGAGTATGCTAATGAAGAAGATAGAACTGTTAGTAGTCAAATTAATAAAATATTAAAAGATTTCTTTAAAGAGGGTGAGTAATCACTCTCTATTATTCTTTACCATCTTCTTCACCTACTTCAGCAGGTTTTTCTTGTTGCATTTCATAAGGTTGTTCAAATATTGACTCTTCTTGTTGTTTTTCTTCATCTAATCTTTCCTCTTCTTTTACTGTATCTTCTACCCAAGGGTGATTTTCTAGTATTGTTTTCTTAGATATTATTCCAGTAGACATTTGAGCTATTTGTGCTGCTTCTAAATCATTAGATATCATATTTCTAGTATAAGTCTGAGATATTTTATAATTTTCTGTTATTCCTAAAAATTTTAAAATAGCCTTTATTAAATAATTTATAGATGTTCTAAATTCAGTTTCTAATAAACCAGATTTTAATTCCAACTTTCTATAATAAAATTTAAGAGCGACTCCACTTACGCTTCCTGTAACTTCTATATCTTGTTGTAATCCTTGTCCAGATTCATATATTTGCTTTTTAAGATATTCTATGAGTACATTTCTAGCTTCAACAGGTATATCTATACTTAATGTAGACAATCCTCCACTGTTTCCATCAATAGATTCTGTTTTTACAGTTTTATATCTCTTTAAATCTGATAAGAATTCATTTAAATCAGTTCCGCCATAATTCTCAAGTATATATATTATTTGTTGTATGTCTTCTATATCATTAGCAAATCCACTAACAACAACATCTTTTAAATCTAATAAACTTTTAATTTTTTCTAAGTCACTTTGTTTTTCTTTGTTATTAGAAAATTCGATAAACGGAACATCTCCTAAGGTATGTGTTATATCTTCACTTTCTTCTATTGGAGTATTAGTGAAGCTATCTTTCATTTTCCACCTAATCATTTTATTATCTGTCCAATATTCAATATAAGCATATGTAATTTCATCTAATTGATTTAAAACTTCTTCTTTTACTTTATAGTATCTAATTATATTTATTAACTTTCTTTCTAATCCATTGTCATATATCGGTATAATTTCTTCTGTATTTACTACCTCATATTTAAATTTACTTTCTCCTGTGTCTTCATCTGTTTCAATCCAATAATGCATCCATGCAGTTCCGCAATTACTTGCCTCTATTCCAATATTTTTTAATTTTCTTTCAAATTCATTACCTAAACTTTGATTAACTTTTTCATTGATTTCTTCATTATCTTCTATATCAATTATAGGAGGGTATGTAAATAGGTATGATATTTTTTCATCTACTAGTATTTGATGAATATTATGTGGTATTCTATTATCTGCATTTCTTAATGGATCTTCGCCTTTTCCTTCTGGTATTATTCCTTTAAGTAAAATATCATTTTTATTATTATAATAGTTTTTGGCAGTTCTTATCGTATCTACTTTGCTTTGATTGTTTAATATTTTAGCTTGTATTCGTTGTAAAAGTAGCCCATCTTCTAACATTTTTATCACCTCCTATTTAAATACTTGTATATTGCTTTTAACTTTCATTTCATTTTCTAATGCATATCTAGTGGCATCAATCGAATGGTTATCCTTATCTTCTAGTTTAGATATTGTATTGCCATCCCTATCAGTTTGATAATCTATATTTTCAAATTCTCGTGCTGTATTTGGTGTTCTTTTACTATCTATAACAATCGCTTCTAAATCATCTAGCCAATTTTCCCCAAACTCTACTGAACCTGGTCCTTTCTTAGCCCTTGTTGCTTTTATACCATATTCTCTAAGCTCTGCTATGCTACGTGGTTCAGATGCATCGCAAGTTACCGGGAAATCATCATATTTCTTTAATTTAATTTTTGAAGCTAATTCTCTAATAGACATTTTAACTCCATAAATTTCATCTATAAAATATAACATTCTCTTTTTACTATCGTAGTGTATTCTAACAAATGCCATAGGGTCTGTAGCATATCCAAAGTCATTTCCTTGCTTAATATTATCAAAAGATTTTATTTCTTCATCTGTTATTCTTCTAAACTCCAAATTAGAAAAAGGAACTACTCCTGAGCCTATAGGTTCTCCTAAATATTCCCATCTATATTTAAATTCGTTTTTCTTTTTTACTTCCTCAGCTTCATCAATAAATGCTTTTGATATATGAGGATTATCTAAATAAGTACTATGATGGATATATGTATTATCTGCAACGAATTGCGTTTCAAATTTTTTATTGACCCATGATTGCTTTCTCTTAGGTGGATTATAAGAATATATAACTTTATAACTTAATTCTTTTGGTAATTCTGCTCTTAATACCGAATTAATTATTATTGACACTTCATCTTCGGATTTGAATTCTGCCAGCTCTTCTATCCATACAAAGCTTATAGGATATTTACTCATTTTAATTGATTTAATTTTTGTTGGATCATCTGCCCCTCTAAATATAAAACTGTTTCCTCTAGGAATGTATATTAATTTAAGCGGAGACTTTTGTATTCTCCATACATGATTAACGCCTAATATATCTATAGCCTCTTTTAACTGTTCAAATACTGACTCAGCTAATGTATTACCAACTTTTCTGATACATAGACAAGTTACTGGATATTTCATTAATGCTAGTACTAACCATAGCGATACATGAGTTGATTTAGCGGATGCTCTGCCACCTTTTAATACATGAAATAGATATTTATTAGAGTTAATTGTTTTCCAAAATTCATAAAAGTTTTTATTTATAATTTCTGATATTCTTTTATTCATCTTCTAAGCTTCCTATATCATCAATTATTGTTACTCCTACATTTCCATTTAAATCAACTTTTTCAGTAAATAACGAATACCTTTTTCCGAGAAGCTCAGCGCACTTATTTGCATCTTTTATAGATATTTTCTTTTTTATAATTTGAGGTTCAGATGTGTAATCTCCAGTATTAACCATAACAACTACTTCTTCCTCTAATTCTTGTCGCATTCCTCTCGTTAAGTATCTTAGCACTTCTTTAGCATCTGCTATTCTATCTTCTTCTATTTGTTTCATTTTATCATCAATATATTTTTTAACCGAGTAATTTCCGAGTAACTTTCGAGCATTAGCTTCTGCCACTTCTCTCTTAGTAACTTTATATCCAGCCTTTATATATGCTTCTGTAGCATTGCCAAGCTCAATATAATAATCGGCAAATGCTTTTTGTTTTATAGTAAGCTTCACAATGCCACCTCCCTATTAATATTTTTCAATAATCACCATTAATAAATTCTTCAAACTCTTCATCATTTACAACTACTGCATATCTATAAGTAATGTAACTAAAATACATATGATACAAAGGTACAAAACAATATAATAAGCTTATAAATATCCACTTATTCAATACAAGTCTCAAATCTTCTTCTGCTAGTTTTTCATCTAATCTCAATAGATATAATGCATATACTATTAAAGATGCTATTACAAAAGTAAAATAAGTAATTGATATACATCTAAACATTTATTCACCTAGCCCTTCCAATAAATCCCTTAGCTTATTATAATAAGCATTATTTCTTGTTAATCTCATTAAGCTTTCTATCTCCCACTTGCGAGGCGTATTTGGAAGCTTCTTTCTAATACATAAATCAACTATACTCTTAGCTTTACTAAACGTTTTAACATGAGTGTGATGGTTTCTAAAGTCTCCATTGGTATTATGTATGATGTAGCCACCACTAGCCTTATATATACTATACTCTTTTCTCTGAAAGATTTTCCTACTTCCTTGACTTTTATTAAAATTCGGCACTTCTTTCATTTGTTCTTCTAGCTTCCATAATTCCTTTGGAACTTCTATTGTAGGTTTTATAACTTCATCTATTTCCTTCCATCTTTTCACCATATAATCACACCTTTTAACAAAATAAAAAAAGAACACTAAATTATTAGTGCTCTTTGTGGGAGTAATGAATAAAAGTAATCGTTTGGTATCTTTGGAATTGTAAAGAATCGAACTTTACTATGCTCCAGCAATTCCATATTGCACCCATTGATTTGGGTGCATTGTAGTTAATAATGTTTAAAAAATAATAATTAAATCAAAGATCAAATTCATATTTAAAAAGTTTTTATTAAAGATATAGTTAAAATTATTTTATCGGATTATTTTTTTATTAAATTGTAATGGTTTAAGCAGTTTTCCTTCTGCAAATATAATGTAAAACAATAAGTAATTAATAATACTAATTATGATATATAGATTTTTTTAACACACAATATATGTGAATATTTTGATTTTATCACGGTTTACTCCGGAGGTTTTAAAGTGGTCCTCTCACTTCTACTACTATGTTTTAATATATATATTAGTCGCCCTCATGAGTTGAACACGAGTATATACTTGTTTCATATATAGTCGACAATTTAATACTCCACTTGTATATAAATCCCATAGCAACATATTGAGGGAAGAGTACCTCTACTCTTATCCCTCCAGAAACTTAAATTAAATTTATGAGAATTTATTCTAAGTTTCTCTTGCTCGCACATGATGGAAATATGCAATCAATTTACGTTTTTTCTACTATTCTTGATAATATCATATTATCATATTTCTTGTGTCCAAAGGTGTCCAACATCATCTATCTAATAATTTATCAATTGCACTCTTATGTATTCTTCTTACTGTTCTATAGCTATAATTTATTTTACAACTTATCTCTTCAAATCTCTTATTATCAAAGTAAGCATATCTTATTACTGTTTTTTCTAATGGCTCTAATATATCTAATGATTTTTCTATCTTGTACATTTTTTTTAATATTTTTCTTTGCTTTTTCATATAAAGTTTTATTACTTTCTCTATCTCTACTAATAATGCATTTAATCTATCTAATTCGCTTTGAGTTGACACTGGTAAATCTGTTATGATTTGTGATTTAATGCTTGTTTTCTTTTCTTTTAAATACTCTAATTTATCTTCTATTGTTTCTAGTTCGATTTTCATTTCTTTGTATCTTTTTAAATCTTCCTTCATACTCCCTCAACTCCTTATAAAATCAAACTTTTATTTAACAGCCCTGCTTAACCAATATTTCTTTATTTTAACTTTTAAATTATGTCTTTTTTCAAAAATATAATATGGTTCATACTTAAGCTGATGTGTTGTTATTTTATATCTTATATTAGTTCTTTTATCCGTAAAGAAAGTTGTTCGTTTATGCTCCCATATCAATTTCATATTTTCCTCCTATATAAAACTCAATACTATGTCACATGCTTTTATAACTCTATTATTTTTGTATTTATCTCTAATCTCTTCAGCATTATTATATATTCTCACATTGTTAGTAGTTTCACTCAAATCTATAGTAATAGCTTTTTGCTTAACATAATCCCAACCTATCAATAAATAACTATCTCCATCTATGATTATATCTCCACTAGTAGCCAAATTCCCTTTAGGATAACTCTTCTTTTTTATTTCCATAGTTCGTCTCTCCTTTTAACAATTTTTATAACATTTCTTGTAAATCTTCCTCGTTATACATCTTAATTATATTTAATTAATCTTAATCCAATTTACTTGCTTATTCACCAATTTATTATAAGTTTTCTCTGCTTGTTTTAAAGCGTCTTCTCTTTTCTCGAACTCCATTATTTTACCATTCATTGAAATAAAAACTTTTCCATTATCTTTTTTATATATGATAGGACTATATACATTTTTTATTGTGTGTGTTTCTCTATCAAAAATAGTTCTGTATTCTACTTCATACTTTTTCATAATATCCCTTCTCAATTCTTCTTAATGTTCTTTGAAGTTTATATTCTAGTTGTTCTCTTGCTAATTCTGCTGCTTCTTCTTCCGCTAAATATAATATTTGTTCAATTAGTATAACTACATCAACTATCTCTGATATTGTAGCAGTAGATATATTTCTACCTACTGCTATATCTTTAGATAATTCTCTTGATAATTCTCCCAGTTCTTCAATTAACTTAAGTTGTTGCGATGGATTCTTAAAATTATCTGCTATTGTTCTTATTGCTCCATTAATTTCTTCTATATTCATCTATTCATCCTTCCCCATTAGCATTTTTATATATTGTATTTCACAACTTTCTTCATCTTCAAAATCTAATTCACAATTCATACAACCCGCTCCATCTAAATCATAAGACTCATTACAGAATACTTTAAATCTCTTGTTTATATCTGCTATAAGTTCACGTTCTCCTTTTGTTTTTCTTCTACAAGCCATATTCTAACCCCCTATATTTTTTAACCTCTTTTCTAAAAGCCTCAGTCTTATCATAACCACAACCAAACATCTCAGGACAGAAACCTCTGTAAATACATTCTCTAACCATGCAGCTTGCTAATTCCGGTTCAGTCTTAGCTACCTCATCCTTAACGGCTTG